ATGAAAAAGATTTGCTTACTTATGTTTGCTATCGCACTTTTGGTTGGGTGCGAACAACCTCTCAATGAGCAAGAAACAAGAACTCAAATAGAGCGAAATACTCCACTTATAGGAACTACATATAAGTCGCACAATGCGGAATGGGAGTCTTTCACTTTTTATGAGCAAAAATATCGAAGAGACACACCGCTGTGGCAAGAAAGTGGAATTGAATGGTGGGGGTATTATTCGCTTCAAGATAGTATCATATACTGCTACTATGACCAATTGCCCTATAAGGTAGAATTTACGCTTAAATACAAAGGAGATTCTATCATAGACGACGATGACGACATACGATATAGAACAGTTTTTTATAAGCAATAAAGAGGGCGTGCAAACACGCCCTCTTTATTGAATGTTATGAATTTGCTATGATACTTGTTGCGTCCAACATATTCTTAACAGCAGTTACTTTTTTTACACATTCAAGGGCATTTGTTTCATTGCCTCCTACGGTTCTTACTTTGGGGAAGAATTGGTTAAGTGCATCGCATAATGCCTTGAACGCATCAATAAAACCTTGGCTTACATACAATTCTCCGCTGCCTGCTGTACCTTTTGCCGTTGCAAGCCCTTTAGCATAGATCTTCTGCCCTGTTGAGGTGTTTTGAACCATAAAATACTTGCTGCTGTCATATGCGGTTATCAAGCCATCTGTTCCGATAATCGTCTTTGCGGCATAACTGGATACGTGCGTATAGGTATATTTGATAGCCATTGCGGCTTTCAGCACGCCCAAACAAGCACCGAAATTCGTGCTTGTACCAGTTATTTTCAAAATAAGACGGAATTTTCTCGCATTAGCATTTTTATAAGTAAGAATGAAACGGCTGCCTGTATATTCGGAATAGTAGTAACCATCGCTACCTAAATACGGTGTTTCGACTGTAAAACTTTTGCTGGCGCAACTACTCCAAGAAGTTCCACTATTTGTACTACTCTGCAATGCAAACAGAAATGTCACCTTTCCGGTGGGTGTTTTGCCTGTAAAATTATTGAGGTACTGCGTAAGCACAAAACTATTATCAATCATCACTTCTACAGTATTGCTCTGTCCTGTCTCTGTGGTTAGCATATCATCCCATAGGACTGCCAATAGGTTAGTGGTGCATGTGCCACTGCTACCCTGAGCAAGAACTTCATTCTTAGTTATGTTCTTGGTCTTCGATACGACCTTATCATCGCTGGGTTTATGACTACCGATTTTATTATTAACAATAGCCACACGAGTGATATCGGAAGTATCTTTTATATACATACCCCCATTATTATTACTTGCGTCGATGACGACCTTGCCTTGGTTGGGTACATCAATAACAGCCTGTGTGTCACTTATTTTGAAGATGCCTATCTTCCCTGTTCCGTCTTTTTTGAGGAGGGTGGTGATAGGTGTACCGCTGGCGGATTTCTTGTAGTCGGCATCACGTGAGGCATTGAAAGCGTCTTGGTACGTGCCACCGCCCCACAAGAGGACATTTTCGGGATTGCTGCTTGAGCCGCATAGTCCGCTCATACCTGCGGTAACTTTGCCTTTCTCATCTTTGAGCATCAGCGCATTGGTCATCACCAAACCGCCTGCTACTTCGGTAGAGCCTTTCAGCGCAGCAGTGAGATGTTCTACGTAAGGCTGGTAGGCAGTTGCTTTATTGCCTTTCTGCACCATAATCCTACGGGCGTACACAATACCGTCATCAGGATACAGACTACCCAAATCGCCTTTGTCGTCTTTGGCAAAGAAATACAACAACAATTTGGTCGTACTCCCAATTGGTGTGCCAAGGTCGTATATCTTGATAGATGACAAATAGGTTAGTTCTACATTATAATTATCATTTCCATCCTTCCATAAGATGTTATTCTTCTCGGTCAAACCACTTGTTCCATACGGAATGGCAACCACATACAGATGATTAACACCACTCAACAAATCGTCATTCTCCAACTTCGCTGTTACAACAACCGTTGTACGAGCCTCTAAAGTGTAGAAATAGTTAAATCTAAAAGTCTCCGCCTCATCGCCATATGCATCCTCACCATTTATGATCATTTGCTTATCGTTCCCTGTATAGACGTTTTCGCCACCGATTACCATATTATCCACAGAGTTCTGTGCTGCTTGAGCAGCAGTCAATGCACTACTCGCCGATTCCCAGTCGTCTTGCGCAAAGGTCTGTCCTGCGGCTTTGGCTGTCTTGCATTTGAGAATATCCTTGCCGTCTCCGCTGCCTTGTGCCCACAAGTCGCCTATCTCGTAGGGCGGGGTTGGTTGTACGACAAACACTCGCCGTTTGCCGTCTGCCGTGTCCTGTGCTTTGGCTGCGCTCTGCAACGCACGCACCGCGTCGCTGTCGGCTATCTCGTGCCAATGCCAACCTGTGGCAGGGCTATCCCCTGTGCCTTTGCACCAACGCCACGACTTGCCTGCATCGGGGTTGATACATAGCCCTAACGTGTCGGCAATGTCGGCAGAGATATTACTTGACGCTCGCAACTGAATGGCTATCTGTGCCGCGTCTGTTGGTAGCGTAAACGAGGTTGCACTCTCAACATACGAACCGATATACTTTCCGTTACTATCAAATCTACTAACAAGAACCGTATAACCGCTTGGAACATACAGCAATTGGTTTGGCTGGTTGGTAAGCAATTCCTTGGTGCGTATGCTTGTAGCCATATTATACTTACAATCAGCATAAGCCTTGTTTTTATAAGCCGAGCCAACTCCGATAGCACCGCTCTCCCAGATACCTGCGCCTAACTTGGTGTATTGTTGGATATTGGTGTACGTGTCCCCCTCGTGGCGTTTTTTGAGTTCGTCAGTCGTCCACTCGTTGGCAGGGGCGTTGGAGGTAGTTGGCACTCCCTCCATAAAGTAACTATCCACTACGCCGTCTATCTGACTTTGCAGGGTGTCTCCGAGAGCCGTAACAAGCCCCTCTGTGTAGGTCTTGCTCTCTGCAATGGATGCTTCAACATCTTCGGGTGCAGGAGTCCAATCGGTGGCTTTGTTGCCTTTCTCTATTTTCACCTTTGAGTAATTGATATAATCCCCAGCCGCAGTAGTTACGGTTGTAACCGAAGTGCTGCCCGTAGTATTAAACCGAACCATAACAAACCCACTGACAGTATCCGAGAGGGTTGTAAAAGTGATTTCCGAATATCCGTTTTGATTTGGACGGATACGGAATCTTTCGGGAAACTTGTTATGATTGGGTTCAAATTCTGTCAAGTCAGACTGATTGTTATATTTCCCTGTCTTTGAGGTTATAATATATATACGCGCATCTATATTTGTCATATGATTTTCGATATACATCCGTGCGGTATATGTTGTATTTGGCTCTAATGCTATGTAGGTATTGCTTTCAGGAATTCTCCACCCCCATACAGTATTGGAACCGGCAGTAACTTTGCGTAAAGCAGAGGAAGTTCCTGTCAGCAAGTTTCTCCCTCCTATCTCCAAGTTGTCAAGAGCGGCTTGGGCGGCTGCCGCGTCCGCTTTGGCATCGTCCGCAGCGGATTGGGCGGAGGAGGCTGTTTTCTCTATTATGCCAAGTTTTGCAAGTACGCTATCTGCATCTCCGTCATTGATACCGCCGATGGTAAGAATACCATTTTCATACGACAATGCTTTGGTTGTTCCGTCAGACAACACAAAATTGCCGTGGGTAAGGTCAAAATATGATTGCCCCGCAAGCGTAGAAATCTTACCGCATACAAGGTTGTCGCCATACATATAGGCATTACCACGTGTTTCAATAAGGCTATAGTGTCCCTCTGCATCGGGATTGAGAATACCCCAGTTGAAATAGTAGTACTCACTATCCTCGTTCACCTTATGCTGTGTCGGCTCGCACACCCACACGGCACTACGGCTATCATGGATAGCACATTTGATTGCCACGAAGTATGTCGGATAGTACAACGTTTCGTCCTCATCTGCCACTTGTGCCAAATCAAAGACCGCAGCAGGTTCTGCTACATACCACAAGCCTTGCGGCTCGTCCTCTGTAAACACATAATGACGCAGTATATCCTCACTCAATACCGAGAATGTATCATTATTATTTGCCACACGGTCTATACGGCAGTTGCTCAACACATTGCCATTGGCACTTTGGTGCGTCTTGTCAAGTTGGTAGTTCATACTATCCGCACCAATCTGCAACATCATTATATGCAGAAATGTTTGGTCGCAAGTGCCGTCGGGGTCAAAGATACTATCACGCAATGCCAACAACTCACGATAACGCCTGCGAGCAGCATTGGCTATCTGTTCTTGCGTGCGTATTACTTGGTCGCCCAATATCTCATTATCCTCTATCCGGGACATCATTTGCGCCCACGCCGAAGCACGAGACTCTTCCTTGACGGTGGCACTAATCTCACGTATCATAGGGCTGACGGTATTCCCCACCCTACGGGACGGCTCTATACCATTCTGCAAAGACACTCCGTGTTCACGTGTATTATCGTGGAACTTGATAGTTATGGTGTCTATATTCAAATCGGCATAGTTGAGTTCTTTCAGCCCTCCAGCATCACTCTCTATAATGGAAATAAGGCGCACACTGACTTCCTCAGTATTGCCGTCCGAGATATACTGGATAGCAGGATAATAGTCTTGGCTGTCATTGAAAGTCTCATCAAGCGTAAATTTGAACACAAACCTGCGCCATTTGTCCGAACCGTCAAAGTCCGTAATCTCCTCTGCGATATATTCGGGGACAAACCACGAAGCATAGTCGCCGAGATTATTCAGCAGAGCAAAGAGAGTACGCATACCATTCTTGTCAAAGAAAGGCATTGCCGTATTTTCACAATCCATTGTAACCTCATAGTACTTGTTCGCCTTGAACTCCGTCAGTTGCTGCGACGGACAGAAAAAACGAGAACCTTGAGGTCTTAAATTTGTATTTGGTGTGTATATTGTTTCGTCATAAGTATGCGGATAATGCATATCATACTCCACAATACCCAATAGAAATTTTCCGTCTCTATCCTCATACCATTTTGGCAGCACACCATACTGGCTATGATAACTTAAATCAACAAGGTATTGCCCGGAATTATTATGGCGTATATTCTTTGCGTTTAAGGTAAAATAGAGGTCTGTAAGATAATATACAAAATTAGAATTTTCTGTCTTTCTTTCTACTATGCGCACATTAACACCGTCAGTTGGTGCAAACGGCTCGCCTGTAGTATCGGACAAGTCCTCATCAGATATGCATATCCATTCTGCCGGTGCATCTATATGAATACCATTCAAAAGAACTGTCGGGTCTTTTGAAAAATATAACTTATGTGTTATCGGGGCAGAGTCTCCTTTCAGTATTTTGTTTGTTTTCTCATCAATTTTTACAATGCCTTGCTCAATAAAGTAGTCTATATCTCTGTGCTGTTCTGTATAATAAACCTTTTCCTGAGAACTTTCTGTATATGTAGTTTGATAAACTGTTTTTCTTGACACAAGTCCGCTGGTCTGTTGGAATATGGTCTTGGCACTATTGAGTGTCTTGACATCAAGGTCGTCATCCACAACACGCATAATCGCCCCCTCACGCATTTGCAACCCGAAAGCAGGCACTTGTATCATACGCACCTTATCGAAATCAAACGAATACTGAATATCTCCGTCATCATTTGCGTCAAGATACTTGCGTGCTTCTTTCTCCAATCTACGCTCGGCAACACGTTGATAAATGTCGGGCATATAGATGTCAAGGAATACAAAGTGGTCGCCTGCATTACCATTCACACTGATATTCGGCATCCAATAGTTGGCAATATCAGTATCGGCACGTTGCAACAAGATACGCCAGTACGCCCCCTGCTCATACGCCTTGCGGCATTGAGCAGCAGAGACATATTTATCCCCCTCAAAGAATACCTTATTCTCTTGCCCATTCTCGTCAAGTGCAGGAATGTATATCTCTTGCACTTTCTTGGAGTCATTTTCTTTCGGGCAGGTAAAGCCGTAACCACCAAGGTTGCCGTCCAAGAAATTGACCGTGCAGTTACCAAACAGGAAAACATAATCTCCGAACCAAGTCTGTTCGTTGATTTTGAAACCCATATCACGGGTGAATATTTCCCAGTACTGCTGATTAGAGCCGTCAGTAGAATTAAGGTCTGTGTCTTCTATCACAACAGCAGGAACATCTACCACTTGGTTCACTTCAATGCTATCCGACATACTTTCTGGATAGGTGTTATTGATACGCGCCCAACAATATGCAGAATATCCCTGTCGTTGGAATGTAGTTTGGTCATACGATGTAAACTCGAATATGTCCGTAATCCAATGGGTATCAGTATAGTGGATTTGGTGGATAGAGACCTCGTTTTTATATTTCTCTTTTGCAGGATTAACAACCTTTTCCTCACCATCGTGTATTTCAATCTTGTCGGCATCAACAAACCAATCATCGCGTGTCAGCGGCTTGCCACTATCGTCCTGTTTCTTTGCACCGATAGAACCGCTATACTTCTCGTGAGTGTGTGCACACGGATAATTCTCATCGTGGATTGCAAAAGCAGCACCTGCGATATAATTCGTACCGTGCAAAGTCTGTGCAGGTACACGGAAATTACCATTATCCCATTTTCCTGCGGCTTCCTGTTGGCGTTGCAAAGCAGTCTTTCCGTCTTTTGCTGCATACAATATCACCTTAACGGTCTTGCCTGTAGCGTGGCAGAATACCGCCAAATCTACAGGAGGAGCAGACTGCACAAGGTGATTGACTTTTGTACCTGCCAACGGCTCTACTTTGTAGCATTGCACACGTGCTATCGGATATTGGTAAGTTTTGCCACTCTCATATTGGCTCGAATCGGGTTCTACACCACTACCCATTATCTTGATACAATACTTCACGGAACGAATATCGCCATACGTAAAGTAACGCAAAGACGGATAAATCTCGTCAAAGGTTTTACTACCCTCACGAATACCGAACTTGGCTATTCCCTCAACGGAATCAATATAGTCCGTTTTGCCGTCATTACCAAAGGATGGCAGCATAAGGTGGTTTACATACCGCCCCGATTTAATTCTGTCGGAGCAATAGAACCTATGCAAGTTTCTGTCTGCACCATAGGCATACAAACGTGTAATCGGTGAGTTACTGCCCAATGACTTTGTTATGGTAAACAGATTGCCATAGTTTGTAGATATAGGCAAGTGTGATGTCTTGCCGTATTTGAAATCGAAAGGAATGGTACGCAATACATTGGCACTATCAACGCCGCATACATAAGGACGCTTGAAACCAATGTATATCATACGCTCGTTTATCCAAAACTTGGTATTGATACCATTCTCGTCATTCAGTTTGAGAATGGCATCCATTACCGAATTGCCCGAGAAATCAAATTGGAATTTCTCCAAAGCGGTATTACGTTCCTCATTCACACTATCCGAGATTCGATAATCCCAATAGTCCACGCCTGCTACACCAGTTGCGGATTTTGGGAAACGCTCATTTAGTACGGCAATTACCCTGTCTATCAAAGTCTTTGCACCGCCATAAAAAGAAAACTCGTCATAGCCTGTATAGATAATGCCGCTATTAACCTGCTGCAAGACATCACGCATTTGCATACAGCCGAGTTCGTACTGACGAGGATAGAACGTAACCGTATGCTCAAAAGCATTACCCACGGACATACTGCTCGCAACCTTTTTGATTGTAGGCATTGTATAGATATAGAATTTCTCCAAGAAATGCCCGCCCTCAACATTCTCACCACGGATAAGGTCGGCTATATCAAATTCCACATAGTCGCCTGCGTGGAAATCAATCGGTGTCGGGAACTCAATGGTTGCAGATATGGAACGCTCCCCCATATCCTTTCCCGAATATGTACCCTCCATTATATTAAAAATAGGGGTCTTGGTTATGTTGCCACTATTATCGACAATATCTCTATAGACTTTCATAATTGTTTCCTAATTATAGTGTTATATTAGTATTGGGGTCATTGACACGGAAAGAGACCTTGAATATGACCACATCTTTCAGCCCCCTGCGCAAGAATGTAGGTTCTTGGTCAAACTCCTGCAAATAAACAGCCTGTCTGCCGATATTCGTATAGCAGTCATATACCTTGAGCCATTTACCACGAATACGCTCCACAAACGCACGAATACGCTCGTTTGCCATTCCGTCATTGGCATAATAGACAAACTCCACCGACAAATCATAAGCGTCATTCATAATGCCTGTAGTCGGTAGCCAGACATCTTCACCCTGTTCGTCCGCCCAATTTTGCGACACAACATCCTTGATTTTTGGATAGGTAGTATATGGTACGTGCTTTATCCATAACCCAAACGCTTCACGTGTATCGAAAGGCGGTTCGTATGCCATACTGTCGGAGTAAGCCCCTACTTCCCCAACAGCAATCAAAAACGGTTTGTAAATAGCCATACTATTCCTCCTCTATATCAGTAGTGGTTTGCTGAACTTGCACTGCCGCTGTTTGGTTTTCCAAATTCGCCGCAAACTCCTTATCTTTACGAATACGCTCTATCTCAGCAGCCTTGTCATTCACAAAGCGATTGACACCAACTGCACTCTCTATAGACATAGCCCCTGCGCCCATAAGTGCTGCTATCTCGTCAGCATTGTCGTCTATGTTACCTATGAATGGGTCTTGGTAGTCAAACTTAATTTTAAGCCGTTGTAACTTATCACGCATAACAGAATCGTTAAGGTATGTGTAGTTACACATTATGGCTACGATAAGATTGATTTCCCTGCGGATAAGCGGATTATAATCAATAGAGCGAATACCACGCTTGATATATCCGGGCAAACTCATACGGCGCATTGCCTCGCCCGACAACGTACCTAATCCCATAATGCTTTTGTATGATAGGTCGGGTGTCATTGTATCGTGCAAGATAGAAGCAAACAGGTCGCTCTTTTCATTCTCAATGTTATCCCCGCAATCAGGAGGTGCAACAAATGCGAACTTACTATCCGGTCCATCAAGCACGATTACCTTACCAGCCTCCTCCGGACCAGCGAGCCGATCATTGGCAATCTCCCTCGAAATGGTCAGATACGGGTCGCCAAAGTAGTTGTTAGTATCACCACGGCGGGAATCAACGTTTTCCAAACGTTCTATACGTTCTTGCGCACCCTGCCACTCCACCTCTTGTCGGTAGTAGATAATCGGTATCTTATTAAAATCATTTTGAAAACTCTCTACGTGCCAACTATTACTAAACTCCCCTCCTTTGGTGCATTTGAATATCGTATGTTTGGTATATACATCAAAATGCTCCTCGGTCGTGTTTTGTGTATCGCTCTGTAGGTAATATCCGACACCGAAAGCAACCATTTCGCCATATTGGTTTATCATTGGGTATAGCCGTTGAGCCTTGCTGTTGGCAAGTACTTGGCATACTACTTTCGATTCTCCGTCCTCATTGGTGTACAGGCTATAGAGTTTGGCAGATTCGGTCTCTGAACCTGCAATAAGTTTGGCTTCACTCATTCGCTCGTTGAAATACACTTTTTGTAGGAAGTCCTCAAAAGCAGAAAATGCGTCTTGCAGTTCTTCAATCTCCTCCGCTTTGTTCTCCAAAGTAAATTTCAACGGATTACCAAACATCATAAAGTTGATAACCTTGTTAATGATAGACTGCAAAGCCCGTGGCAATTTACATGTTTCATAATCGGGTTTCCCCTCACGTGTTTTGTTCGCACGACTCATAATTGTGTGTGTAGAGGTATTGTGTTGCTTGATAGCACTATCTGCCTCTTGAGCGTGCGTTGCAAACATCTGCTTTGCGACATCTACGTTTCCACTATCCAGCAGGCTGACTAATTTTGCACGCAAGCCCACAGAGTTAATAGGGAGACCACGCTCTGCTTCGAGCATTGAGAGTCTTTGTTGTTCTTCTGTACTCATATCTTAATAAATTGTATTATCAATTACCAATACTTGCCCTATCGGCACTACACACACTTCATTCTCAAACATAGTCGGTCGGATTACAATCTTATGATTTACCACCTCATTATATGCTTCAGCCGCCAACTTATCGCTACACTCCATTAGATTCATATGTTTGTAAATACCATTGTACACTGTTCCTCTCGTAATTTTCATACTGCGGGCAATGGCTGCAACAGGCACACCATTTTTATACAATAGGTACATCGTGGCTTGCCGCATTGACACATTCAATGCCCGCCTTGTCGGAGATTTCAAAACCTCGATAAATTGTTCTGTAGTCATAGTATTTTAGAAATTTAGTTTGAGTTCAGATTTAGAATAATGCGATTTCAGTCCCGATTGTGCCGACCTATCACTCATAGTCGCATAACGTGCAGCGTCTATTCCGTGATTGAACTTGTCTATCGGCATATTTGTGAATTGGTCGTGCCTGTCTTTCATCCAGCAGTAGTTATTGAACTCCTTGATAAGATTGACACTTGTCTTTGTAATGTGTATCTTATATCCCTGCATTTTCTGCAATCCCTCCACAACAGAGTTGGCATACTTCTTAACAGGGCGCACATTCAATAAGCCGTTGTCCTCAAGGTTCTGTATGTACAAAGGGTTGGCACTATCCACATACTTTGGAATATCATTATAGCAAGCCAATCGCTTCGCCACCTGTTGTTCATTCAAGCCACGCTCATACAAAACCTCGTGCAGCCATAAATGTTGTACTCCGCCAATCTTTGCATAGAAACAACGTATTGCCGCTGTAGGGTCTCCACGCCCCGAGTAACCTATATCCAATCCTATACGCTGCTTACGAATATCCGATGTAATATCAATTGGTATCTCCTCAAACTTGCACGTATCCCAGTTCTCTTTAGGGAATACAAGTCCCTCAACAATGGCAAACTGCCCCTCACCAAAGATACGCCACAAGGCAGGATTGGTGTATTTGTAGGACATAATCTCGTCTCGGATAGCGTCAGTGAGAAACGGATTATCCTTGAATGTAGATATAAAATGGTAAGTGTCCTCAGCAGGCAAGCGTTTGAATATCCAATGCTCCTCAGTAAATGATGGGTTAAAGTCCATTATAGTGAACAGACGGGTACGCATTTTCATTTGGTTAAATTCCCACTCCGATAATTCGTTTGCCTCATTACAAAACAGAATATCTCGTGATGGACCACGTACCTTTTGCTCGTTATCGGCGGTTGCGAAAAACTCCATAACGCTTCCATTCTCGAAAGTATAGGTCATTTCCGTTTTATTGATGCGCTTAGGTTCATATAGACCCATATTACACATTATCTCAATAAAATCACGGAATACGGAACGTTTCAATGACGGCAATGCCAAACGCACAACAGACACCAACACTTTCTTTGAAATGCAGCATTGGATAAGGAATATCATCACATTGTAGGTCTTACCGCTACGGGCAGACCCCTGCAATGCTATCAACTTGTTATTCTCGCTCAGTCCTTTGAGAATGTTGTTGTAGATATTGCCTATTATGTCTATACGCTTTACTTCAGCCATTATTCTCCATCAGTTCTTCAATGAAACTATCAATATCCAAAGCATTCTCTTTGGTTTGTTCTGCTGTATCTATCACTTGTGCCTGCGTCTCCACTACGGGTTGCCGTTCCTCTATTGGTTTGTTACCTCCGCCTAACAGTGCATTCATTACATTGCCGACAGACCCCGCTGCGCTATCTCCTACTATATTAAATTGTACGGCAGTCGGCTTGTCCGCTCCATTTTTAGCAACTTTATCGGGAGCGTATAATCCTAATAGTTTGCGTTTTTCTTTGTGGAGTTCATTGATATGCTGCAAGAACTTGATTTCGCCCGCACTCGTATCTTCCTCATTGATTATCTCAGTAACATCGTAAGTGTTTTCACCGATAGCACCATTGCTATTCTCTGTACGACTGCGCTTGCGTTTTATGCCTTTTTTGCTAAACTCCCACGCTTCCCATGCTTCACGCTCCTGCGTATTGATAGAAGCCAGTTCTTGGGCTATTTGGTCTTCCATTTGACAAGCGGTTTCAGCACGCCACACTTTACGCAACAGGGCTTTGCATACTCGAACTTTATTCAAATTCCAACTAATGTCATATTTTTCATTGACAACATCAACAATCTGCTTGTCATTAAATCCTTTGGCGACCAAATCCGAAACGTAATAAGCAACTGCACTCATTTGGTCTGTACCAAAGAATGTAGCCATAGTAGTATTACGCTGCCGTTTTAATATCAGACTATCATCATCTGTAGCACGGGTATCAATCATACCGAGTACTGTTTTGTCTATCTGTGCGGCTGTTTGCGGTTGTTTTTTAGGCATTTTCTACACTATTTTTCATCGCTGCAAAGTTACGTATATTTTGCAATACACACAATATCAATTAGTTAAAATCGGATTTCGTATTTATAAAAAAAAGATTTACAAATACGTAACGTTTTATTGCGTATTTTGTAAAAATGTCGTAACTTTGCAGCAAATTATAAAAAAACAATCATTATTATGGAAAGTAAATTATACACCGTTGGGGTTAAAATCGGGAGTTTTGTTGATTTTGAGTTTTACGCAGTTAAGATGCAGGATGATAACAAAACACAACTCCATTTCCTGCGCCAAGTTACGTCTTCCCAAGAAACAGATGCTAATCGTGGTGCATTGTATATCAATCTTGCTGATAATAACATTGGTTTCTCATACGATTGTGCTTTCTTCAAGGCAAAGATTACCAATAAAAAAGAAGTCGGAGACGGCAACTATATATTTAATTGCATCTCCGACAACATTCATTGGGAAGTTATAGTAGCAGATGCAGACTTGTGGGAGAAAGAGGGTAAACTAATGTTTGCCTAACTCTTTTAAGAGAGCGTTGCCGTCTTGTACTTTCGAAAAGTCAAGGTTTAATCCTATACCAGCCAAGCCGTTCTGCTTGATTTTCTTTTGCCTATCACGAGACAAATCGGTAATCATTTGCTGTTGCTCTTGCGTATAGGTTTCTTTGTTGTGGTATTTAATGTGCGGCAAGTCAGATAGCATTATTTCTGTCATTGCCACGGATAGGTTTCTATATCCCCAATACGGAATTGTTATCAACCCGCCAAATAACACTAATGGTTGGGCTAAGGCTGGGAATTTTTCAAAGACTGATGCTCTTTTACCAATTCCAGTTCTTGACGGTATTCCTCGGCTTCTTTCTTCGTCATTATTGTCGTCATCGTCGTCATATCCATCAACAACGCCATAGCCAAGAAGTACTCTTGCTCCTGTGCTTTTTTTTTACTCTCGACAATAACCTTAATGTAATCATTAGCGTTCCAATCTGAAAAATAATACAACCAACGCCATTTTATCCACCAAAACAAACGAAGTCCCCAAAAGTTATTAAGCAACATAGCGGCAACACTCTGTGCATAGAAACGGCGTGTAGCCCGATTGCCTCTATTAATATCTTTCGGGTTCATTGTCTCGCCTTCTTTCGGCGCAATGCTCTTCTTGAACATCTCATAGTTAGTTATGAGGTCATTCAATTTATCTTGCGTATCGGGACGCAGCCAACCTAATTTAACGATTTTCCCATTATCCAAAACTATCTTGGTTTCGTTATCATTGATAATATCGGTCAGTTCTTTTTTAACCTCTGTCGTGGCTTGTTTGGGTGCACTCATATCTTTGGTGTATATAAATTAGGTAGGCGCAATCAATACGCCTACCTAAGATTATTCAATAATGATTTATTCAGACCTATCGTGTGCGATATAAATCATTTGGTTGTTCTCGTTTTCAGGAGCAACAATCTGTCCGCTAAGAGTGAACACAAAGGTCTTGTCGTCTTGTCCGAATGTCAATGTTAATTGTGCATGCGGAAATACAATTATTTGTCCCGATCTGGTTTGAATCATAACGGACATATCGTAGATAGTACCGTCAAGGTTGAACCCGAAGAGTTTGCGCCCATCAACCGTAACATTTGCACCCGTATCTTGAATAGCCTGTACACCAGACGGATTAGTACTAGCATTGTACTCTCCAAGGAACGCCTTAATGTCTTCCTCAAGCATTGATGGCAGTTTTGCCTCGAAGGAGAAAGAACCGGGTTCACTGGTCATACCAATGGGTGGGTCGAACTGATCCACGTGGATTTCGGTCAAAGATGGTGCGTCTTGCGATGCACTTACAGAACCACGGAGCGTTAGCGGAGCAAACCAATCTTGGCTTTTCAGCATATCCGTGATAGTAGGCTCTCCATTGTTATGCTTCAGTAAGAAGATACCTTTAATGTCTGCTACGGCTTTACCTGTTTTCTTAAGTGTCGGTAATGTGTTGTTTGCCATAATAAACGTTGTTTAGCAATTATACATTTTGTTGTTTCTACCAATCCTATCCGATTTGTACCTCTTTATCGGCAAACAAATCGAATACAAACTGATACTCGTGATTTCCAACTTCATCAGAGTAGTAATCTACCTGCTCCACATCAAGGCAATGCACTCCCTCTTTCTCGTCATTCTTGTCAAACTCTTTAAGAAAGACTTTGCACGCTGCGTCCAGTTCATTCATATCTGCCAAAAACTTAACGCTGTCTCGGCAGCCAATATAAACCGTACACTCGCCTCTGTAGTACGCATTTAGGTCATCTATCCCATTCTGAAATTCAAACACTATATAGGTGCGAATGGAGCGTAGTTTTGTTGTATCGCCAAATGGTTTCCTGTCCTGAAACACCGGACCGATATTCAACCCTACGAGCCAATCGTAGATATATTTCATTATTTCTGATTGTGATGCTTTCGGCATAATTATCACTTTGTAAATCGTCCCGTTTTAAGGTCGCGGTTTTGATTTGCATTATAACAAACTCTTTTTACAACGAGTTGTATATTTTTCTTTGCTTCTTCTTGAATTTGCTGTTTCCATCTTTCGCGTGCTTTCTGGTCTATTACCCTATATTTCTTTTCTACAAGTTTACGATAAGGTGTGTAATTTCCAACAACAATACTAATACCAGCAACTCCCTTATGTGTTCTTAATTTATTATACGTTGTTGCACGTGTAGTTTTGTTGTATTTTTTTGTAGGCAAATACTGATGACGGTCTTCGGGATATGTTGTTATCTCTGCTTCAAATTTTGGTCTTAGTCGTCTCCAGTATTGGTCTTTTTTTCGTTTACCACGCCCACGAAAACGGAATACTCGTCCTCTCTTACGAGATACATTTACGCCGTGTAACTTTCGTGTCAATTTGAAAAATGGTAAGTCTGCTTTTTCTGAAGTATCTTCTGAATATATCACACGTGGTTTTGCTGATACGGACGGATTACACTTAAACAAATAATATGCTTCTCTACTGGAAATCTGCACAACATACGACCTGCGCATATTCCCTGACCAATCATTATATTTTGGATGTTTTGTAACTACTTCGTGTAATATATTCTCTGCAATGGATTTTGCAAAAGCAGGGTCATTCAGAGTATCTTTTGCATTCGTATTGATATTTTCTGCAATACTTTCTGCCCAATTCTTAATCCAAGTATATGATTGGTGCTTTCCCATTATTTCTCCTCAGGCATATCAGCCTCTATCATTTCTTCTTTGACAATTTGGAAATACAGATTACAAACCCGATTGTAGCGGGAAAAATCCACTACATATCCAACAAGGTCAAATGCTCCTGTGTCTTTGGGGCTTGTATGGTAACGGACTGCTACTTTATACCCTTCGCCGATGTCGGGCATACTACGATTAGGAATAACCACTTGAAACGTGTTATCCATTACCTTGTTGGTGCGGAATGCCGATTTTTTGTCAAGAAAGCATTTGCACTCGCCACGATACACTTCGTCATACTCAGCCTTGCCATAAGGATTGTTTGTATCCTTTGGCTGCAAGATTACTATTGTGTCGGGGTGTAGTTTCATTACCAGATGTGTGTTTTATCAATTTGCAGCGGTTTGGTTTCCTCTTCACGTTCTTCGGGGCGTTGAAGATGTGTTATCCTGTTCTTGATAGCGTCCACATTATACTTCAACTTACTTCCGTTATCCGATTCTTCGGTCAGCGTGATAACTTGGTAAAGCCCCTCTATATTGGCTTTACGCATAGCCTCTCCGTGTTCCAACAAATCGAAACTCTCGGAGGCATCCTCGAGCCCCTGTTCAATAAGCAGGAGTTCGAGAGTGCCTTCGGGTAGTTCGTAAGGGTACATCTTATTCCGTAGAACTTCGATGAGTGTCATAGTTGTTTACTTCGTAGTGTCGAGTACGTAGATGTTATCAATGGTGTCCATCGATGGAGCAGCCGTGATAGAAGCCTTGGTTATCTCGCAGTAGTTCGAGTTCTCACGCTCGCCTTGTGTGAATTTGCGAACCTCAATACGACCATAGTGAGAGTAAGTAACACCCTCAGACGGCATACCGAGTTCAGCATCGCTTTGTCGGGTTTCGATTGTACCGATTTGGTTCTGCGGAATAAATACCAACTGACCTGCTTTCCAAGGCGAAACCGTAGAAAGCGCATCACCGTTTTGGATAGCAATCTTGCGCTCTACGACCTCAAAGATAGGATAGCCATTAGCAGACATCCAATCATTTACCATTGCGTCCGACAAAGGTTTGTTCGGATAAAGAGTGGAGTTGATATAGCCTTGCATGGCTTTCGTCTTACGAATGTAGTTCATCGTTTGGCGGTCAAGCAGAATTTTCTCAATGCCAACCAACGAATTGGATGTTACATCATCAATCTCTTTGAGCGGGTCAATGATATTCTTGTTCCCCTCATTCCACTCGTTTCCGCTGCCCACTTGAGCGATATGACTTGCATCCATACCGAAGTCAATAGTCTTTCCTTCGAAAGGCGACTGTGGGTCATTCTCTGCGGTAAAGGTAAACTTACCTGCGTTCGACAATGCCGAAAGAATGATTAGGTCAAGTCGTGCGTGTACACCATTGACAGCCTCTTTGGTAATGCCGAAAAGGGTGTTTGTGATGTAGTCGATAACACGCTCACGATTTTGGTCGGTAGCGGTGTTGACCATCATAATCATCTCACGTATCTGGTCGGATTCGAGTTTGAAAGCGTGAGCGTGGGTGAACATACTCTGCTCAATAGACTCAAAGCCTTGGTTCAAACGGAGAGGTTCGGCGGACTTACCGTCAATAGTCGAAGCAGCGATAGTCAAGTGCATTTTACCAAGAATAGTCTTGAACGTACTCAAGGTATGCGGTGCTGCGCCATAAACAAAGTGTTTCTGCCACCAAGGTTGTCCGAAAATCTCAACCTCTTGTTTAGAAGCCTCTTCAAGGCGGAAACGTACACGTTCGGCAGCCTGTTTGTAAAGTGAACTTTCAAAAAGTGTCATAGTTTACCTCCTTTTTACTGAATAGTGAATAGAATAGTGGGGCAACCTGCCAACAGCATAGAGCCGGGAAATGCAGTCTCGTTGAGATACTCCTTAGGATAGTGTACTACGTTCTGCAATACTACAGCGGCGTGGGTAGCCGAGCAAGTATCGTGCAGTTCGTCAATCTCTGCCTCAGCAGCCACAATGCGGTTCGGAACAGCAACGGGAGTAACAGTAGATTCACCACTAGTTGAAACCTCAACCAACACATCGCCTGCTTTGATTGTACTGTTTGCAGCACTCAACACAATTTTGTCGTCCTCAACAGAAGAGAGAGACAACTGCGTCAATGTACCGCCATTAGAGATAGCGCACTTGGTACTCTTGTCGAAGAAATGCCCGCGTGTTACCGTCAATGTTTTTTTGTCGGTATCTACCGCAAGCACGTGTGCATATTTGCAAATGACAGCAGTCTTTGCCGCTTCATCTGTCTTAATCGGAGTACCCTGCGGAATTACATCACCCGCCTTAACGCCTGTGAGTTTGTAACCCATTACGTCTTTCTTGGCAGGCTCAATCCAGAACGGATTCATAAAACCGCGATACTCTGTTTTTCTATAAGGGAAATTAGCCATAGTAGAAAAATTAGTCGTTAAACAATATCATTATTGTAACTTTTCGGCTTGTTTCTTCACCCACTCTGCTGCTTCGGCACGAGCGGCATCCTCCTCGGTCTTGGTCATAGTCACAGAACGTTCTTCTGAACCTAACTTAGCACCAGACTCCATCAAGATTTTCTTGATAGCACCGAGTTTGTTTTCGAGCGCAGTAGCGTCCATGTCGGGGGACAGACTGGCTTTCGCCAACACCAACAAATCTCCTTTTAGACCAACTTTCTTTGCAGCAACAGCAACCTTTTCATCAAACGATTTCTGATTACTCTCACCGACAAGTCTGTCAATCTTATCCTGCAACTCTCTCTTCTCCTGCTCACTATTCTCCCGATAAACCTTAAACCATTCAGGTTCACCGTTAGCATTATCAACAGGTTTCTCATCTTGGCTTTTTCCACCCTTAGCGGCTTCCTCTGCTGCCTTTTTCGCTTCGCTGACACGCTTATCGACATTGCTTTGGAAAGATTTCAGCATAGGCTCAACGCTCTTCACACGTTCAGCAATAGCCTCGTCTGTTGCATCCTCTGGCAAACCGATAACTGCCACTCCCACTACCGAAGTAAGCACATCTTGCGGAAATCCTAAGTTTGAATACTGCTCCTTGAGCCTATTCGTTACTTTTTCTTTCAAATCCATAGATTGTATTCAAAATTTCCGCAAAAGTACTAATCCAAATACACCAAAACAAAGATTTCTACATATAGTTATTGACATCTATGTGTATAGTATTTTTCACTACACAACTGATTTTCAGTAAAATTTTCTACAAAATTTTTGTACAATAACTTATTCCTACAGAAAAGGCGGGGGGGGTATCTTAATTTTTACACAAGACTACACAATAAGACCCTTTAAGACTGATTTCAAAATAAATTTTTTCTAAAATTTTTCGGGGACTGATTGCGCGGGGAAGAAACACAGGGGGGGTATCGAAATCATTTGCAGGAAAGAGGACAGAGACGCAGATGATGTCCCCTTGCCAGCCCGCTGGTAGGTGCAAAAAGGGTATGCTACCGGGGGTATTTTCTTTGTAACTTGCTATAAATCAGTAGCGCGAGGCATACATTTTTTTTGCATTTTTCTTTTTTTTACCCTGTGCAGATTAGTAAAGCCCCGAAAATAAAAGCAGTACCTTTGCACCGTCAAACAAAAAAAGACAGAGCCTCCACGGAGGCGGCGGACATTGAAATGCTGGAACCGCAACCATTGCAGCAATACACGCACACACAAGCAAGCCCCCATCTTGCGGGGTCGTCATCTGACATCTTGCGTGCTTGCAAATACTGTGATGATTGTTGCGCACGATTGCATCAGCGTGCGCGGGGTGGAATAGTCCCCGCAATAGAATCAAAGATGAGATGAGGCGCACAAACTCTATATAGAAAACGCACCCACGATGGGGCGCGTGCCGATGCACCACGGCGGATGGTGCAAAGTGTTTAATTTTTAACATTTGGAAAAATGAAAAAGTTAGTAATAATTTTATCATTTTGCAAATACGAAATACGTATAACAATACGCAAAAAGTAAATGCACCCGGGGCGGGTAAAAATTTTGCAAACCGCCCGCCTCGGTTTCCAAATGCAAAGGTACTGCAAATTTTCGATGTATGCAAATTTATTTTGCAGATTATCGAAAAGGGCGTGCGAGGCTTGGTTGCCTCCACGCTTGCAAAGCCCGCAAAGAGGCGGGCAAATAATAACAATAAATAAACAATCAAAAAACGGACAACGACTCCGAAAAGTCGCAAAATTATGAAAAATCAAAATGTAAATGCAAAGAATGCAAACGTAACCGTTTACAACGGAATGTATGCAGCCATCAAACAACAAGCAGCAACCCCGTCGCAAGTTGTTAAAACGTTTTATTCTGCTGCAATGAGTATCGAAGATGGAAAGTACAGAGAAATCTTCGAGGAACTCCTCGGAAAAAGCAAAAACGACTTTTGCAGTACGTACTGCAAAAAGGTAGTGGAGGCTTTCAACGCACAAACACGCTGCAAACGATATACTCTGTTTTTTGTCTGGCGGGTTGTATATGCAGATATTAAACCTATTATCGATGGCATCAAGCGTTTTGCAGACAATAACAAAAATTTAGAGAGTGTGCAAAAAGAGGCGGAGGCGGTCGAGGCTTTGGAAAAAGTGGCAAAGGCTGCAAAATAAGTAAAAAAAAGAAAAGCGGGCGGGGGGGCGAAAGACTCCCCCGCCCTTTGTGTAACTATTAAACAACGACAAAGATGGAAAGATTAAAAGACGTGCTTTTTGTAAGTGTAGTTTGCGCTTTTGTTGCGCTTTTCGTGTGTGCGTGCGTTTGCACACTCTAAACATAGAAAGTAAAACGCAAGGGGTGCATCCCGTTGGTTCGGGGTGCGTTCGCTATTATTGTAGATTTTAGAGGTTGATTTTGCAGGAGGACTCCACCCCGTTGAAAGGGACGACCGCCTCCCCTCATCCGCCCTGTTTAGGTGAACGATTTGCACGGCTCTGCAAATTATGCACTTTGTGCATAAGAACGACAAAAGAACGACTTGAACGACTCGGCAAAGTGTATATAAAAACACGGGTGAACGACTTTTTAACAAAGAATCGAAAAGAATGATGAACGACTAAAACGCCTCGTGTGTATGTGTGTACGTGTGTATGTGTATGCGTGTGAATCATCGTGCGTGTGCGTGTATTTCCTATATTAAAATTACCCCTGTTATCCATATACTACGTATATGAATAACGCCCCCTATCAAAAGAGGGGGGAGAATAGGAAACGGCTTGTCCCGCGCCGTTGCTGGTAGATGTGCGGGGTGAAAAGCAAGCAGAGCGGAGGCTGGTGAACGACTCTGATGGGCGGGCGTGGTTGGTTTCGCGTCCGTTCGTTATTGTTAAACAAAATAAATTTATCAAAGATTATGGAAAAAGTAAAAACCACGAACTGCAAGGCAGTTGTGGAGAGTGTGCAAAAGTACCTGCTATTGTGGGCGGGTGAAGAAAAAGCGGATTATGAAACGTTCGCAAACGACTCGGACGAGTCCGCATTTGTCGGCATTGTAAATGAATATATCAAATCTTATGGAAAGGAGCAGACTCCATACGGATGCACGTGGAGTACGCCCGCGGGGGTATTGCGGCACTTTGCAGAAGGCGGGATGCTGGACATATCTTACTTTGATGTGAACAACCGTCTCAAATCGTGGGGACTCAACCCTGAACGGTACACGGACGAGAAGAACTGGGAAACTTATGTACATTTAATTTGCAGAGACGGTGAAAGATTGTATAACACGAAAGGGATGCAGAGATGACAAGGAGACAGGCAGCAGTCGAGGACTTGCGAAAATTAGTAAGTTGTTATGAACGGTTTGTACCGTCGCGGGTTTTCTATGACTCCGCCCGCGATTCGTTTAGGTATATAGGTCGTGCATACGACTATACCAGTGCAAAATAACAAATAACGGCTGGGCTATCGGCTTGACGGGCAACCATTATGAAATTTGAACTATTTGATATATTAGCAATTACCGCTATTATTTGCGGTTTGCTTTTACTAACAATATGCGTATATTGTGTAGGCTGGTGCGCTCTGACTATCGGACTTGCCGCTTGCATCGGGCTATTGGTGATAACCTTTTTTGTAAATTTCTTTTCATAGGACGATTTCCGAAACGTTCCCGAATGGGCAGACCTGACAAAAGAGGTCTTTGCACGATTGTATAACAAAAACAAAATAAACAATGTATATAGTAACACAAGGGGTTTATGATGCACAGAATAGACCCTGTTTTATCGGGGCTATCAAGCCCGAACAAGATGTGCATACCAGTATCACGGACGCAATAGCACGTGCAAAAGTGCTTTCGGACGATTTTCAAAAAAGCAACTCATCTATGCAAATGGAACTGCCTCCGAATGAGATGACCATCCGTTTTTATGACGGGACGACCGACAGGCATTGGGAAATACGTGTAACAGAAATCGAACTGTAAAATGAACAACTATATAACACCCCGAACCGCCGAAAGAGCGTGGCGGCACATTGAACGACTGGGCAAAGAGCGGCAAAACCGATTTTTCGAGGTATGCAGACAAAAGGGAATACCCTATTTGCAACAAATACTCATTGCAGCAAACTTTGAATCTATAATACAAAACTTGATTGAAAATGAATAACATTACCTTTGCGGAATTTCGGGACGATTTGTACGAAGCCGCCTATTTGTACAGGAACTATCTTAACGGCTTGAACGATGATGAAAGCCTTTGTTATTAACAACTTATAAACTTATCAAATTATGGAGAATTACATCTATTTGGTCGTACACGATGAAGTATGCGACACCACCGACAGAACACTCAACCACTACGCCTTTCGGGAATTGTCCGCAGCGCAACAATGCGCAAAACAATGTATCAAAAATGCCTTGAATGACTGGAGGCAAAACTACACCGAACTGCTGCCGTACAATGCCGAGAACGAACAAAAAGATACGGCTATCCTCTATCAACTTTCCGAAGACGAATACACGTTTGACGTGTGGGAAAACGGACGGGAAAGCGAAAACTCTACACATATCCACATCGAAAAACTTAAACTGTTATGACACAAGAGGAAAAACTGCACGCCATCAAAGAGTGGGCGGAAGACTATCCGAGTTGGCTTGCAAACAGTACAGACTATTCCAGAGGATATAAAGACGCGATGTTTTGCGCCCACGATATAGTCCTCAGTATTATTAACAATCAGAATGAATGAATTATGAGTACTTTTATAGCAAAAAGCATAAGTATCAAGAGAGATAGCATTACCATTATAGGCGGAGACAGCAACGTTTTTCCACGTGAAAAATACACTATCAATATCCCCCGAACAGATAAGGACGAGCGACTATTTGTGCGAGAACTGGTCGGCGGTTGTATCAAGCCCGAACCGTCCGCAGGAAACTATTTTTGGTGGTGGGCTATCAAACAACTGCAAAGCAGATACCAGTGGCAAAGTACACAGGAAGAGTTTGCGGTAGCCTTTGCCGAACTACTCAATCTGCACAAAAACCACAAGAACGCAAGGAAAGCAGTTGTGCAAATCAAAGCACCTTTCGGCGGTACGTACTATATGCGCAAAAGCAACATCGGCAGACGCTACATATACGCCAACACGAAAGAACAAGCCACGGTATTCACTCAATACCAAGCAGAATATATCGCTACCATATATGCAGATACAAAAGTCGAATTTTTAACCGAATAAGTTATGACAAAAGAACTCATCAGAAAACGCCTTGAACGGGCGGGCTGGAAAGTTACGCACGATATGTGCGGAATGTATATAGCACACAAGTGCAACCGAACTTACAAAGCCGACACTCTGAACGGCTTGTACAAACAAATTTTTTCAATCACACTAATATGAAAACTTACGAATTTATACTTAGGTGCATCGGTTGCTATGTATCAGCCTGCGCCTATATGGATAGAGTAATTGACGCTTTCGACATCGAACTTACAGAGGACGATGTGCAAGAGGTATTTACTCACAACCAAACACTACATAGCATTGGAAACGAACTAATCAGTCGTTGCTTTGACAAAATAGTAGAAAAAGCACAAGAGGCACACCCCGAATATGCGGACGAACTACCCGACCTGTTCGACTACTACTGCGACGACTACGCAAGCAGTCTTTGCTTTAATAAAGAGCAGGTATCAACGTGGGACGGACTCGAAAAAGAAATAGAAAACAGAGACAATGGAAACGATTTATTACATAGAAGCAACCATTCAAGGAGTAAAAGAATATCAGATTTATGACCGACTTTTGACGGGTATATATGCTGGTATTTTGGCGGATTTGCGTGTATATGCAACGGAAAGCAGCGCACAAAAAGCATTGCAGGCACTTAATGCAGACTATGGTTTCACAAATAGTGAGGCGCATATTGTGGCAAAAGAATTACCCGAAGGGTTTATATACAAAAACAATAGATTAAAGACTTGTAAATAATGGAAACAATGGAAACAGGAGAGGTACACATCAGCATATCCCGCAACGGAGATATGCAACTATACGGACACTATGACGATTGTACGGAAATCGCCAAGCATATTCAGTATGCAGGAAACATCTATATCAACGACCATTTAATAAACTGAGCAATGGAAAGTTTTGAAAACAAACAGACGGCACTGATACAAGAGTGCTACGACCACATTACAAAGGTGGTAAAAGACAACCATACAGGCTATACCTATTACACGCCGAGCGGCTTTTATGGCGAAGACAGATACAAAGAATATAGGCTATGGTTCAAACATCTTAGCGCATTTGCAACTAAACCTATTGTGTTGAACGATGGAACGATTGTAATGGAAATTATTGTGCGAGAATTTGTACATAGCGCACAAATTGTAATCCACGGCGAACACGATGGGTGGCACATCGAAGAACTATCAGACGATGATGTCATCACCATCGCCGACAAACTAACTGAAATGTTTAACCTATAATACTACGACAACAATGAAAGTGAACGGAATAGAAATCAAAGGTATCGGCTTTGCCTTTGACGGCTGCCACAAAATCTATGTGGTAAAGAATAAACAACAAGCCAAACAAGCACAGGAGAGTGGTTATATCACCTATCAAATGCACCACCTGCCGCACATTTGGAGCAACGCCTGCCCGCTACGGTTTATCTCCACGTGGGACTTGACGGATTACTACGTACATCAAAGCGAACAAGCAGTATTCACTGACTAATTAAATACAACTATGGGATGTAGATTACACGTTGCCAAAACCTACAAGGTAGAGTATGGCAAAGCAGATTTCAACCATCTGCAAGAACAAATCAATCTCCTACTGGACGACTTGTGCGAAAATGCGGTATGGGAGAGCGATGCGATACCCGACTACGCCAACGAAGTCGAACTAAACAAAGAGGAACTGAAACGAGGTATCAATCGCCTGCGTAACGAGATAGACGATGAGGAGTTTTGTTTCTATGAGATAGACGGCTACTCACGTGCTGAGGTCGCCGATATACTCGAACAATTCCTAAACGAAGCAGACCCAGACAATGACTTTGTAAAACTCTTTTGGTTTTAACGCTATGAATACCTGTATCATTTTTTCCTTTGAGTTCTGTGGCAAAAAGTATTATGGTGCTTCAATACCTGTTGCCAATATAGATACCAACCAATACGAAAAGATTTGGACGCATTGGGGTGAGTTTAAGGGGGGCGTACAAACGACCGACGGACACAAACTGAATGTGTGGTTTGACTACGAACTGACCGCTGAAAAAGACTTTACGCTGCAAGACACCATCGGCATAAATAACGCCTACCTAAACATTTACCAAAAGGGCGAAGATTTACCGATAGAGATCATACAGTTGAAAGAGATACGAAGATATGAAACTGAATGACGAATGCACACAATGGATAAAGCAGATATTGCACATAATCTTTTACGATGAGGGGCAAATCTGCTTTATCCTTAGCACAACAGGAATAACTCAAAGTTTCAACGTGAGCAATATAAACGGCACATACATAATATGCACACATATTCTCTCAGGCGCAGAAATAGTTGAGTTTTTACAATCCGAAGGATTTAACCTTACACAACTGGATAAATGCAACTATGCGGTATCTATCGAATGTTAAGACATTTTATTTATCATAGCATTTAGAATGTTTATTGACATAGTAAGTTCTTCGACTTGTTTTTCGCATTTTGTCCGCATCTCTTGTGCCATTTTAATGTCTGTTGCTTCGTTCATTATTATCGGTTATTTGTTTTATTCGCTCTCTCAGAAACGTTACTTGTTCTTGCAGAGCATCTTTGGCTATTTGCAACGACTGTACCCTTTCCCGAAGAATGGTCAGTTCCATTTGCTCTTTCTCTGTCAGTTCCTTTTTCTGCTGCGCTTCTTCATCCTCAAAGAAAAAAGTAATAGGAACTCCAAAGATTTGAGCGATTTGTTCGAGAGTACTAATCTTGGTTGTATTCTCTCTAATCATCTTGCAAAGGGCTTGCATTGATATTCCGAGTTCTTTTGACAACTCCGTCATCGTCATCCCTTTTTGTCTTGTTAGTTGCTTGATTTTGCTCAAGTTAAGCATTTTAATTCAATTATTAGTTTATTAGTATATTATTTTTTTAATAAAAAATCTCTGTAAAATTTGCACATTTGAAATAATTAGTTTATATTTGCACAAGTTTTAGAGATATGATTGCAACTGCTTTTCTCAACAAAAAGCATACCAACGCAACAATTCATTGTGAATTTATAAATTATTTGTTTAACATGGCAGAAATCAAAAGAGTTAGTAAGGTAAGTCTGACAGAGACTTTACTATCATTTGAGGTCGGGGACAGTCTCAACCTAATGCGCACCGATTTCGGTGTTTCAAACACCCAGTCTTTGCGAACGTTAATCAATATGGACAAGCGTATCGGAAAGATACCGAAAGAGTGGAAATTCCAAATCACACCCTTTGATAATCCGACACGGCTATTTGTACTCAGAACAAAATGATGTATGCCCCACAAATACGGACGACCGAGGTATAATAAGAGGCGAATGGGGAAACCCCGAAAAGACAAAGGGAAAAAGCACAAACATAGTGCTGAATACTTAGCCAAAATGGCTGAATTAAACAAACCAATCGTTGTCGAATTAACCGAAAAAGATGTCTATATACCGAAGAGAAAAGATACCCTTACAAGGTATGTTATGATGTTCAACTGGTATGGCAGGGCATACGAATACTACAAAGACACAGAACTTGCCATTTACAGCGTGCAAAATAAATTTCACGTAACTGCAAAAACGGTCTATCAAGCCGTCCGATGTGGCAAGTTCCTGCAACGAGAAAAGATAAAACGAGAACAACAAACAGAACAACAAAACAGCACTATAAGTCCGTGAGGATAAATGGTGCGCATATCAAGAAATTGATATGGCTTTCTTCTTGTTTTTTGATAAGTTTATTTATTGTTTTTAGCGTTCCAAGTCTGCGAAGATATGGGCGCACTTGCGAGAGAACACCACGCACGTGGGACGGCAATGCAGGTTCGACTCCTGCCTCTCGCACCAACACTAAACTAAAAATTCATATTATGGACAACAATCTAAACGGGACACAAACGGCATCCCAAGAAAGCCGTATCAAATGGTGGTTTTTGAATAACCCTGAGAAAGAGATTACAAGTCTCGAAGCACTACGGATGTTTGACTGCTTGGAATTTCCAAAGCGTATATCAAACTTAGTTGCGCAAGGACTGCCAATCAGCAGAGACCGCACAATCCAGGTACGCAACAATAAACGGGTAAAAGCATACTACATTACAAAGTCGGCAGCGGCTGAGTATATGAAACAAAATAATATCAAAATCTTAAATAACTAAACAATGGCAGATTTCAAAATTTTCGGACGGGTAGTAGATGTATTCAATCCCCGTACAGGAACGACCAAGGACGGCAGTCCGTGGCAAATGCAAGACATTATCATTGAGGAAAAGGACGGAAAGTACACCAACAAAGTACTGTTTACAATCAACGGCTACAAAATCTCGCAAGGAGAATGCAACCTTATCAGCGACAGTCTCCTTAACGGGCGGCAAATCACCGTCTCCTGCAATGTAAGCACCCACAAATGGGAGAAAGACGGAGACAACGGTTATACAACAAACGTATCTGTATGGAGAGTAGATGACGGCGACACTCGTAATGTCTCCAATCAGAGACCAAACAACGAGCAGCCGTCTGTAGTTGATGTTTCTTATCAAACACCAACACAAGAAGACAACTACCACGAACAAGACAATAACTCTGGGTGGTAAATTCAACATAATGGACGATAGGATAAGACAGTAAAGGGGCTGCTTGGATAATCGGGCAGCGGTGAACCGAAAACGGGTATAAGACAGTGAACGTGGCTGCGTGAACACTACACCAACGATGTGCCGAAAGTGAGGATAAATGTCGGAAAGCAAGTCGGGCGAAAGCCCTGTAACACTGAGAAGACTTGCGGTAGCGGCAGGAGATAAAAAGCATAGGAACTACCTCACACAAGTAGGCTGAAATTATGGATAATTCGCAACATCGTGGCATTCTGGAACTTGAGCACACGCCCTATCGTACATTTTTACACAAAATAAACTTATGAAACAAATTAGACTAAAATGAATTTCCCTGCTCAATTTCAAGGGTATTCGTAACATCACACTTGAATTTAACGAGCAAGAAACAACAATCTGCGGTGCTAACGGCACAGGTAAAACAACAATCTTTGATGCTTTCACGTGGCTGCTTTTCGGGAAAGACTGCCAAGACCGCAAAGATTTTGACATCAAAACTATCGGTATAAACGGGAAAGCAATTCCGAGACTGCCGCACGAAGTAAGTGCCATTCTTGATGTGGAGGGCGAAAACATATCGCTCCGAAAAACCTATTCCGAGAAATGGACGAAACGCCGTGGCGCAGAGGACGAAGTGTTTGAAGGACACGAGGTGGCATACTACTACAACGATGTTCCGCTCAAAGCAAGCGAGTACAATGCACGTATTGCGGACATCTGCCCCGAACAGACTTTCAAACTCATCACCAACCCGCTCTATTTCACAGCACAGAAACCCGATGTTCAGCGTAAATTGTTATTCCGTTTGGCGGGCGAAGTAACCGACAAGGAAATCCTTGACAATAATGCGGGGAAAGACTTTGAATCGGTACTTGCCTTATTAAGCGGAAAAACGCTCAACGAATTAAAGCGAGAAATTGCGTCTAAAAAGAAAATAATCAAGGAGACGTGCGAAAGTATTCCCGTACGAATTGACGAGCGCAAACGCAACGAAAACGCACCCAGAGACTGGAATGCACTTGCAGTCAGCATTGCAAATCTCAAAAACGAGATTTCTATTGTGAATAATTCCATTTTAGAGCGCACGAAAGCATACGACATTGCAACTGCCGAGAAACAGAAAGTAGCCAAACAGATTGCCGACCTGCAAATGCAAATTATGCAACGCAGAAACGACCTGCAATCGGAACTTATGGCAGGGTACTATGCAGCAAAATCCGCTCACGATGCCGCTGTAATGCAAATGAATGAACTGCTGAACAAGGTCTTACAGAACGAAAGTATCAAAAAGACCCTTAATGCAGACTTGGAGCGTCTGTCTCTCGAACGAAACAAACTGCTCACCAAATGGAAATCCATACAAGCAGAGGTTTTCGATGTAGATGACAACCAGTTTATATGCCCAACCTGCAAGCGTATGTTTGAAGCAGCGGATATTGCAGCCAAGAAAGCCGAGATGGAGTCTAATTTCAACAGCGACAAAGCCAACAGGCTCGAAAACAACAAACAAATCGGACTTGAAAACAAATCCCGTATAGATAGCATCAAAGAACGTTTGACGGAACTTGACAACGTGATTTATGAATTGCAGGTACAAATCGGCGATTTGAAGCACACAGAGGCTTATATCAACGAACCGAAAATGCCGCAAAACACCGAAAGCGTCATATCTTCAGACGCTCAAGTCATAGGTTTGCAGTCGAAAATCATAGACCTCAAAACAAACTTTGGGAGTGAAGTTGAAAAGCCGAATTGCGAGGACTTGCTTTCTCGAAAGAACGAACTGGAAACGCAACTCCGAGAAACACAAGTGGCACTCGCAGAACGTGATGTTATCGAAGCCAACAACGCACGTATTGCAGAACTCGAAACCGAGTATCACAAACAGCAGGAAACATTGGCAGAACTTGAAAAAACAGAGTTTAAGGTAAATCAATTCAGCAAAGCACGTGTGCAAGCGATAGAGGAGCGTGTAAATAGTATGTTCCGTATGGTCAAGTTCAAACTATTCGACACGCTTATCAATGGCAGCGAGGTAGAGACCTGCGAGGCAACTGTGGACGGAGTGCCGTTCAGTACACTCAATCAAGCCCGCCAGATGAATGTAGGCTTGGATATTATCAACACCATCTGCGAGAAAGAGGAAATCTCCGCTCCCATTGTGATAGACAACCGAGAATCCATTTCCGAGATTGTCGCTCCTGTTCATTCACAAATTATTAACTTGTATGTCAATCCCGACTACAAACAACTAACCATTCTTTAATCCCATACAACTATGGCTGATACAACAAAAGCCGTTGCATTGCAACGCAACGTGTGCGATGAAGTTATCGCACGAGTAAACAAACTGGAGCAGGATAAAATGTTAGTCCTGCCGAAAGACTACGCAGTCGAAAACCATCTTAAAGCAGCGTGGCTTATACTGCAAGAAACCGTTGATAGAAACAATAAACCTGTGCTTGAGGTTTGCACAAAACCGAGTATTGCGAACTGCCTTTTGGATATGACCCTGCAAGGGTTGTCGGCAAGTAAAAAACAATGCTACTTTGTAGCCTATGGCAACAAACTAACCCTAATGCGTTCCTACTTTGGTACGGTTGCTCTCGCAAAACGCACGGGAAATATCAAAACCGAGCCTATCGCAAACGTGGTCTATGAGGGCGATGAGTTCGTCTATGAGATTGACCCCGATACAGGTCTGACACACATCATAAAGCACACGCAAAAGATGGAGAATATCAATATGCAGCAAATCAAAGGTGCTTATGCTATCGTAAAACTCGCCAACGGACAAACGCAGGTAACAGTTATGTCTATCCAGCAAATCAAGGCTGCGTGGGCGCAAGGGCGCGGTGGTGGAAACACCAAAGCACACACCAACTTCACAGATGAGATGTGCAAAAAGACAGTAATCGGTCGTGCCTGCAAAATGATTATCAATTCATCAGATGACGCTTGGCTCTATGACGGAAAGCGAGACGAAATGGACGCACAAACAGAGCAGCGTGAGGAAATTATCAATCAAGCCGAGCAGGAAGAAAACACCGACCTGCAAGAATTGACGGATTACGAAGAAGTAACCGCACAACCTGCCGCAGAACCTACAAAAGAAAAGGAAGCCCAACCTGCCGCAGAGCAACAGGCTGATGGATTATTTGGAAATGACCCTTATTAAAGCACCACAGAGATGACACTACGAGTAATCGGTTCAAGCAGTTCGGGAAACTGCTACATATTGGACGGACAGACAGAAGCCCTCATTATTGAGTGCGGCTGCCCAATGCACGAGATTAAAGAAACCTTAAATTGGCAGATTGGCAAGATTGCAGGAGCGATTGTTTCCCATTGCCATTCCGATCATAGCGGTTATATCCGAGAAGTGCTTAGAAGCGGTATTTGTGTGTTGGCTCTGCAAGATGTATTCGATGTCAAAGGAGTATCACAGAACCCGTTTGCCGTGGCTATTGTGCCAAACAAAGGCTACAAAGTAGGCGGGTTCTTGATACAACCCTTTCCCGTCCATCACGATGTGCCCTGCGTGGGTTATATCATACAACACGCAGAAATGGGCAAACTGCTCTTTGTTACCGATACAGCCGCTATGGGCTACAAGATTAACGGACTAAACCACATTATGATTGAAGCCAACTATGCTGACGACATTGTAGATTACAACATTGAACACGGCAGCATATCGGCAGCAATGCGCAGTCGCCTATTCGGTTCACATCTTGAGTTGGAAACCGCAAAACGTGTCCTTAGACGACAGAATTTATCTGATGTGATAAATATCATTCTTATACACTTATCTAACGGCAATTCAAACGAAAAGCGATTTATTGACGAAATTGCAGCACTTACTGGAAAGCCAACCTATGCTGCAAAGAAAGGATTGGCTATCAACTTATCTAAAAATCCATACTAATTATGATTCCAAAAATCAATAACGATTATAGTTGTGTTATCCAAGGTTGGATGCTCAACATCGGTTGCTCTAATTTGAGAGAGATTGCTGCTTATGCTCTTGTATATGCCAATTCTGCAAACAACCAAGGTGAAATGTCTGATACGCAAAAATGGGTAATTCTATGTAGCATATCTGATATTCAAAAGTGGTTAATGTGCAGCAGACTGACAGCAATAAGCACAATGAATAAACTTGAAAACAAAAATCTTATCAAAAGGTATCAAGTAACTATCAATGGTGTTACTTTCAATCGATATAGAGCCATTGTTCCAACCAAATAGAAAACACTTATGGTACACATATATGACGCTCAAATTGCCTGCGACTACGGCTTGGAAGAGGCAATTCTAATTCAGAACTTTGCCTTTTGGATTAGCAAAAATGCTGCAAATGGAACAGCGTTCCACGACGGCAGATATTGGACTTTCCATAGTTTTGACGCTTTGTTAAAACTTCTCCCAGAACTCAAATCAGTTGATAGAATAAAACGGTTCATCAAGAAACTAATTAACCAAGACATTTTGATTAAGGGGAACTACAATAAAATGCCTATGGATAGGACTTGTTGGTACGCATTTTCAGACAAAGGTTTAGAGTTAATTTTACGATATAACATTTCTGCACAATGCATTGTGCAAAATTGCCAAATGGATTCGGCAGAAATGCCTATTCCATCTGGCAAAATCGCACGAGCAATAACAGATGAATCAGATGATGATATATATACCCCCTTATATAATTCCCCCCTTACGGGTGAAATTATATATCCCCCTGAGGGGGAAACGACCGAAAAAAGCAAACCGAAAAAAGTTGAAAAGCCGAAAGAAAAGAAAGAGTTGGATATGTCCTGCGTTCCTGCAAGTTTCAAAGAGGTTATTGATGTTTGGCTGAAATACAAAAAAGAAAAGCAGCAAACCTACAAACAGATTGGTTTCAATGCAATGGTTGAGAAACTGATAAAATACTCCAACGGAAACCCCGAAACAGCAAAAGAAATTATCTTGGACGCTATGTCTAATAACTACAGCGGTTTCTTTCCTTTGAAACGACAAACAGGCGGACAGCAAGAAGAGTCAGTTCTTGACACAATGCGCAAGGCGGATGCTATCTACTGGAAGCGCAAACAAATGGAGGAAGAATATGCAAGACAACATCCCGAAGAAACCGAACTGCCTATCTGACCTTGTTCCGCGTGGCAGTACAGATTTGGCAAAAGCCTTTGACAATTCAAACGTTTTGGTTCGAGAGGTCTCTTACGAATTGGACGGAGAAATTGTCAAAGGAACGGCGTTAAATGTTTCGCAATATGGGACAAAACCTGCGACATACGCAGAGATTGTCAAAGAGTGCGAGAAACTTATGTCCGCCTTTCCCATAACGAAAGGAACGCAAAAGGATACGTTCTACTCCATTCTGTACGAAACAATCCAAAACGAGAAAATGCCGCTTGGTAGGTTGCAGGCTGCAATCAAAAAAATCATTGCAGAAAACAAATATCCGACATTCCGAATAGCCGATGTCGTTGGTTTTGACAAGAAACTTAATCTTGCCAAGTCTATTAGTACACTACGCTATATTTCTCGTCCGCAGGAACTCACCTATAGCGATATAGTCGTGTTGTACGGCAAAATTGACGGAAAGACTTGCAGGCTATACGGCATTAAAGCAGAACTCGAAAACACACTATACGCTTCACGCATCGTGGGAGTTTGGAACGCTGAGCAAAGAGGTTGGAATTGGGTTGGTCAAATCAATGACCCGACAATAGCCGATAGGCAACTTGTGTTCAAGCAGTCCCTATTCCAATTCTGCAACAAGCCACCGAGATATAACGGAAAATACGATGTGGACTTGGTTTGTAAATTCTACGAAAAGTATTCGCAGGTTGTGCCACCAAACGACACACTCCTATTCGAAACAAAATTCAACTGGGACACAGAAATGTATCTTGAAAATTTTGCAAAACAACAAATTTCAAAACGAAACTCTAAAATGGCAAATGAGCCGCAAAATCTTTAATCTGCGGCGATTTTATAGCAAGCATAAGAACTATGCCATCCATTACAAAATCGTTGCTTAAATCAAACAAAAGCACTAACCAACAAACAGAATTATTTTGAACAATGAACAGCAAATTTTACGTGCCGTTTGAGACGGCAAAACAACTCAAAGAAAAGGGGTATCCGCAGGAAATAGATACTATACACTTTGACGGTCGTATTGCGCATAGGAATTTAAGCACAGAACAAATGGCTATACTTTGTATAGTTGCCGCCCCGACATACCACGAGGTAGTGGACTGGTTGGATGGGAAAGGGATATACCTGCACTGCTACTCACCGACACGGGTGCAAGATATAGGGCAATACACGGCAGGGGTATTTAATAGCAATACCAACGATTGGGGAACTTGCAAGTCTGTGTACCCCACCCGTGAGGAAGCCCTGAACGCAGCAATACTCGAAGCATTGGAAATGATATGA